ACATGAAAAAGAATGTAGCAGGGCAGAAGGTAGGGATTCAGATGATTACCGCCGCCGATGGTACTCTATTCGCAGGTACTGTAACGGCATACGTCACAGGTGACGCTGGGACTCAAGCCATAGGCACCGTGGGGTCAGGAGTCTGCGCCCATGAGGGTAATGGGTACCATACCTACTCCCCTTCACAGGCAGAGACCAACTACGACTTAACCGCGTTCACCTTTATAGGTACGCTGGCTATTCCTGCCACTTTGCAAGCGTATAACAGCTTCCCGCAGGCAGTCGATAACAATGTACTGGCGGCAGGGCCCACAGGCTTTGCGGCTATCGACACGGTAGTGGACTCAATTCTTGTTGATACCGGCACCACCATCCCAGGGATCATTACCACGATTGATACGAATGTCGATGCGATACTGGTTGATACGGGTACGACCATCCCCGCCACTATCACCACGGCTCAGAATGACTTGGATATTATTACCGGCGCGAGTGGGGTGAATCTACTTACGGCTACGCAAGCGAGTATCGACGCCATTGAGGTTGATACCGGCACTACGATTCCAGCCACTCTCGCAACGGTTGATTCTAATGTCGATGCAATCTTAGTAGACACCGGCACAACATTACCGGCATCGATTGCTACGGTTGATTCCAACGTGGACGCGATCTTGGTTGATACCGCTACGACGATACCCGATCAACTCGATGACATGTCAGGGGCAACCTTTGCCACTGCGACAGATTCACTTGAGGCGCTTAGAAACCGAGGCGATGCGGCGTGGACTACTGGCGCGGGCGGATCATCCCCCACGGTCGCGGAGATCAGGACCGAGATGGACGACAACTCCACAAAGTTGGCAGCGATTGTTGCTGACACTAACGAGTTGCAAGCAGACGACATACCAGGGCGCTTTGACGGGCTTGAGGGTGCGACTTTCGATACAGCGACAGACTCTAATGAAGCTATCAGGAATCGCGGCGACGCGGCATGGGCTGGCGGTGGTTCAGCTCCAACTGTTTCTCAAATCCGCACAGAAATGGATGACAACTCGACCAAGCTAGCGGCAATCGTGGCAGACACAAATGAGCTACAGGCCGACGATGTGCCGGGACTTATCGCAACATTACAAGCTGATACGGATGATATCCAGACCAGATTGCCCGCGTCTCTAGCAGGCGGGCTGATGTCCTCTGACGCGGTGGCCATCTCTGGCAGTACAGCAGCAGCGGTTCAGCTTGAGGCGTCTGCCGAAACCATTGTTATCGCAGCGGCGGTGACCGGAACGCTCAGCACAACTCAGATGACCAGTGATCTCACGGAAGCCACAGACGACCACTACAACGGGCGCATTATTATCTGGACCTCTGGCGCGCTAAAGGACCAGGCGACGAACATCACGGACTACACCGGCACCAATGGGCTGCTAACGTTTACCGCGATCACTGAGGCCCCCAGCAACGCTGACACCTTTGTAATCGTGTGATATGACCGCGCTATCGGTAACGGCAACGCCGGGGCGCGCGCAGAGCTTTAGCCCTAAGTCTCCAGCTTCGGGTAAGTCGTCGGATCAGATAACGGCGCTCAGTGTTCAGGCTTTACCGGGTGGCTTACATACCTTCATCGCTAAGACACCAGCGGGGGGAGGGGGCAAGCCATCGACCAGGCTCACCGAATTGTCTGTCATGGCAACCCCGGGCGGGCTGCATGAGTTTATTGCGAAGACTCCGGCTGGGGGTAAGTCATCCGACAGAATCACTGATCTATCGGTTACAGCAACACCAGGCGGGTTACATGACTTCTTGGCGAAGAATCCAGCGCCGATAATACCCATAGAGCCAGCACGCGGCGGGGGCGGTAGCGGAGTTTATAGCGACTATGAGCGCGAGAACATTTTAAGAGAAGACGAAGAAATACTGGCCATCATTATGGCGCATACATTGCACTAACGGCACACGACCGAATCGTGGCATTTAGGAGAACGATATGAGTGAAGCGGCAGATCAGGAAGTAATCGAAGTGGCCCCGGTTGAGGAAGATACCAGCGGTATTGTTTTCTCCGAGGAATCACCGGCTGAAGAGATAGTTGACCCCACCGAGAAAGCTGAAGTAAAGGAGCCTGTTCGATTCTCTGAAGACCAACAAAAAGTATTTGACGAGGCGATCAACAAAAAGACCGCCAAGACTCGCGAGGCTGAACGTTTAGCGCAAAAGCTACAGGAAGACCTAGAGCAGCTTAGAAAGCAAGTTCCCCAGGAAACCCGGCCCGATATCCCCGCATTGCCAGACCCTTACGACGATGATTTTGCAGAGCAGATGGCGGCAAGGGATAACACCATCATCCAAGCGGCTCGGTTTGACAGTGAGCAGCGGGCCAGGGAGCAAGCGCGACAGGATGCCGCTAACGCAGAGTGGGACAAGCAGCAAGAGCATACCCAGGCTGCAATCGTTGACTACTCAGAGCGATCTAAGAAGCTAGGCATTGAACCTGTAGATTTACAGCAAGCCGGTGCGGTGGTGGGAAACTACGGGCTGACAATGGAAGTTGCCACACACATTCTACGTGAGGCCCACGGCCCCAGTATTACCGTGTACCTGTCAAAAAACCCCACAGTGCTGGATGAAATATCTCGACTGTCGCCAATGGACGCAGCGGTTCGCATATCCACCGACATTAAAGAGGCAGCGCGCAACATGACACAACCTAAAGACCTTGCCCCAGACCCTGTTAGCCCTGTTCGCGGATCGGGTATGCCAGAGGGTGACGGAGGGCCAAAAGGCGCTACCTTTGTCTAGTTGACACACTATTAAATTGTGTGCATAGACTAAATCACGGTCTCCATGACCGGCATTAAATACCTTTAAGGGCTCCGCTGCATCTCGACCCTACCTGTACAGCGACAGGAACCGAGAAACCCCTTATTTAATGCTTATGGAGGCCGACAATGGCTAACAATTTTGATTCAAACTTTTCGCGCAAGCTCGCGAAATCCTTCTTAAAGAAATTCGAAAGTGACCGCGTTCTCAGTAAGAACGTAAACACTCAATTGCTTGATGGTAAGTTCAACCCCGATAGCGGGGAGAACTACGACTTTAAGCGGCCCACTGATTACGTTTCTGTTCGTACCGCTAACGGTGATGTGTCTGGCGAAACTGCCAGCTCTATTACCACAGGCAAGGCGACTGGTACGGTTCAGCCTTACTTTACAGCCTTTGTTGATTTCGATGAAGCTGACGAAGCGATCAAGATGGGCGGGCTAGACCAACTGCTTGCACCTTTGGCCACTCGCATTAAGACTGATTTCGAAGTTGACTTTGCTGCATTCATGATGAAGAACACTAACTTGCTTTCCGGTACTGTCGGCACAGCGATCTCTACTTGGGATCACGTTGCAGGCGCAGCCGCGATTATGCAGGCTTCTGGTGTCCCTTCTGATGGCGACTGGTGTATGACGGTAAACCCGTTCACTCAGCGAGCCCTTGCAGGTATTCAGCGCTCTTTAGGTGCTGTTGATCCTCTGGTCTCTGAAGCGCACCGTAAGGCTATTATCAGCGAGAACTTCGCCGGTATTAAGGTTATGACTGCCACAACTCTGGCATCGTATACCACAGGCATTGGCGCTGATCGTGCCGGTACTCTCTCAGCAGCTCCTACCCCCACTTATCTGGCGGCTAAGGACTCAATGCAGCAATCATTAGCGGTTACTGCCTTCCAAGCAAACCTTGTTGTTTCTGCCGGTGAAACCATCACCGTAACAGGAGCGAATCGCCTGAACTTGTCTACTCGGCAACAGATAGTCGATGAAACAGGCGCGGCTATCTTGTTCAGTGGCACAGTGACTGAAACGGTAACGCTGAGCGGTGCTGGTGCGGGAACCCTGGTTGTTTCTGGCGCGGGCATCTTTGAGGCTGGCGGAGCTTACAACACAGTAGAGGCGGCATTGGCCAATGGTGCTGTAGTGACGCTTGGCGGCGCTGCTGCAACCTTAATCCAGCCTAACCTGTTCTGGCACAAGGAAGCGTTCTCTGTAGGTTCAGTACCCATTAAGAAGCTTCATTCTACCGATACCATTGCAACCACTGAAGACGGTTTGCAGTTCCGCGTATCGAAAGGTGTCGGCTTCCTTGAGAACCAGCAGAAGGTCCGTTTTGACTTCCGTCCCGCTTATGCAGTGTTGAATCCGTTCTTCGCTGGGCAGGCATTCGGTAGCTAAACCGCTGGATTAACCGGCTAGGGAGGCGGCTCAGTGGAAACATTGCAGCCGCCTTTTTTATAACTCCACAGGGAATTATCATGGCAGGAAAGAAGAAAGTGGCACCTATTGAGGAAGTCAGTGCAAACCCTGAAGACCTCCGGACATGGGTGAAGCCAGACGGTACAAAACTAGAATTAAACGGATACAAGGCCACGATTGAAGCGGCTGTGGCACTCGGCTGGAAGCCTGCTTAAATGGCAACGGCTGGAGATTTTGCACAGCGTAGCTTGAAACGCATTCTAGTACAGGCAGCAGATGCCCCGCTAGAAGCTGACGACTACGCTGATTACTTGGACGCCTTAAATGATTTCATGGCTGACCTTGAATCTGATGGCGTTCGTTTAGGCTATACACCGGTTACGAATATCGCTGATATCGTGACAGTTCCCGCAGGTGCTAATCGTGGGATTATTGCCAACATGGCGGTTGAAGTCTCACCAGACTACGGCGGCACGATCACCCAGCCTTTAGTGATGCAGGCGCGCGAGGGGATGAAAGTTCTCGAAAAGCTCGGCGTTCAAATCATTGCTACGGCCTTGCCTACCTTATTGCCAGTGGGCTCTGGCTCAGAAGATTACCGGTACACCACACACTTTTTCGAAGACTTATCGAGCGCGCTGATTACACTGGCGGGCAATAGTGTGTCCACGGTCATGACTGCGACCGATACGGCTTACCGTGTTGCAGGGTTCTGGAATCTCTCAAAGCTGACAGGGTTTCGTGGGGATATTACCGGCACACTAACCAATATCACTGACTTAAAAGTTGATATCACGGCGACAATTAACTTTAGCGCGACCGGGAATAGCACGTACACCTTCCGGCTTATGCAGAACGGGGTCTCTGTGGCCACTGTAAGCTCTGCGCTAACAAGTACACCTGTCGCCTTAGCATTAACCAAACTCGTCACACTGAACCCAGGGGACTATCTGGAGCTATGGGTTGAAGATGATCTAGCCACAGAATCTGTGACTGTTACTCAGGCAGTATTCGAAGCGCTGTGATTACTCCCCTGCCATTTGCTACCGGGTTCTACGAATCGCCAGTGCTACCCCTTGCGGCCCAAGAGTGCCTAAATTGGTATGTGCATGTCCCTGATGGACCCGCACTGACGCCAGAGGTTCTATTCCCTACACCGGGGATAGCGGCGGTAGTCTCAAGCGGCACAGATACAGATGACGCTAACCGGGGCGGCTGGGCATTGAATGGCGTCCCGTACTACGTTAACGGCGCAACGCTTTATAGGCTTAATGCTGACGACACCCTGGACTCGCTAGGGACTATCGGCGGCACCGGGCGTGTATCAATGTCCGATAACGGTACTCAGTTGATGATCTTGGCACCGGGCGTGAATGGCTACATATTCACTACAGGGCCGGACGCTCTAACCACCATTTCAGATGTTGATTTTGTGGCCAATGGGAACCCTCAAGCGGTTGTCTTTGTTGACAGTTATTTTGTGTTCACTACGGACGCAAACAAATTCATTATCTCCGCCTCTAACAATGGGCTGGCTTATGACGCGCTCGACTTCGGGACCGCGGAATCAAACCCAGACGGAACACAAGTACCTATCGTATTTAAAAACCAGCTTTTCATTGTTGGTGAGATTACAGCGGAAGGCTTTTCGAACATCGGCGGTGCAGACTTTCCCTTTCAAAGATCCGGCGTGTTCCTCGATCAAGGCACAACCTCCCCTTTCTCAGTGCTCAAAACCTCCGAAACATTCTTATTTATCGGTGGAGCAAAAGACGAGTCTCCAGCGGTTTGGGCGTTCGCAGGCAACACCACACAAAAAGTCAGTACGTTAGCGATTGATGACCTGTTAGAAGATTTGACCGCAGCACAATTAACCGCTGTGTTTGGCTGGTCATACGCTCAGAGCGGCCATTACTTTGTCGGATTTACTCTGCCGGCAACTACTATCGTCTATGACACCACGACCGGAAAATGGCACGAGCGAAAGTCTCGCTATATCGACGCAGCATTAAACACGATCGATGTTCCCTACCGGGTGAGTTCAGTCGTCAAAGCCTACGGCAGTATGTACGTGGCCGACACTCTGGACGGTCGACTAGGATTGATGGACCCTGACAATGTGGACGAGTACGGCAATAGAGTATTCCGCCGAACGTCTGGCCAGCCATTCCAAGACAATATGAAGCCGTTCACCGTCCCTTATCTTGAGATCACTATGGAATCCGGTGTTGGTAATGCAGCCGAGCCAGACCCCATGATTGTTATGGATCGCTCAGTGGATGGCGGCAAAACCTTTGTGTGGGACCGCGCTAGGGGCATAGGCAAGGTAGGAGAGAACAACCGCAGAATTATATGGCGGCGTAATGGCCGGGTTGATCGCTTTCAAGTCTTTCGATTCAGCACTTCCGCACCGGTTAAAGCTCCATTGCTCGGTCTACACGCCGATATTATGGTGGGCCAGTAATGTCAGAGGTATTAAACGCATCGCTCCCCATCATCCTTGAAGACCGCACTATGGCGCTGTTCTTCCGTGAGTTTATGTTCAAGGTTTCGCGCTCCTTGCCGACTGTTGGCACTGGATCACCAGAGGGCGTACTAGAAGCTCCTTACTTGTCGCTTTACATCGATGAGGGCGCAGGGCAGGGGCTTATCTCCTATCGCAAAATGCTGCCTGACATTAGCGGTGATAAGTCCCAAGGGTGGGAACAGCTTTCGGTGGGTTCTGCGACATGGGGCGGCATTGGTGGGTCTATTGCTAGCCAGGTTGACTTGCAAGCGGCACTTGACGCGATAGACACATCCCAAGTGACTACCGGCACCTTTGCAGACGCCAGAATCTCGGCTACTTCAGTCACTCAGCATGAGGCGGCACTGGCAATACTGGCCAGCCAAGTTTCAGGCTACAGCGCCCCGCTAATCTCCACTGAATCCGCAACCACTTACACAATGCTTGTGGGTGATGCAAACGTTGCCAAGCGTATGACCGGCGCAAGCCCTGCTGTGACAATTCCAACGGGGACGTATGCGGTTGGCGATGTATTGACGATCAGGCAGGCGGGAACCGGAACCCTCGTGCTCACTACAACTGGGCTAACAGTTAACGGGACTATTCCAACCTGGGCGCAGCATGTAGAAACCAGTTTTCGATACATCGCTACAGACACATGGGATGTAATTTGATGATGGCACTCATAGACAACACCTTGAGTTATTTTGATGAGTTCCGCACTCATTGCGATGGGCTAGATTACACCGGCACAGTAAACCCAGTTGACGGGGTTTTATACCCAGGCATTAGCACTGAGATTCCTAAAGGCGTAGAGCGTAAAGTTGTTAAATCTCTTCAGGAAAATATACCTAAGACCATCAACGAAACAGTGATGTTTTTGCGCGCGACTCTTGAGGGCGTTCCAGTGCCGCACCAGGCGCACAACGACGCGACTATGGGCGATTACGGGATAATTCTATACCTGAACCGGGCGGAACACTGCAAGGGCGGCACTGCGTTTGTTCGGCATATTGAAACTGGGATGGATAAGAACCCCCGTAACCAGGAAGAGCAAGAAATCTGGGAGCGAGACACCAACAACCGCGAGGCATGGGAGATACAAGAAATGGTAGAAATGCAGCCTAACCGCGCATTTGTATTTGATACCCATTCAATGCACCGGGCAGAAATGCCTACCTCATTCGGGGCTGACTCAACAGATGGGCGCTTAGTTCTAGTTTGTTTCGCGAGGGTTATCTGATGATTAGGGCGGGCAGCAATAACGACCTGGTGGATATTATCGCTATGTCATCTGAGTTTTGGGAGCACACTATTTACGATGAACCGCTATGTTCTGTGTCGGTGATGAACATGGCAAAGCATTGCATTGAGCAAAACCTAATGTCAGTGGTTGAGATCGGCGGGCATGTTGTCGGCTTTGCGTGTGGCATTAAAGGCCCGTTATTGGGTAATAACGCAGTGGCAACTGGGACTGAGATTGCTTGGTGGGTAAACCCAGAGCATAGGAGCGGGCGTAACGGCATTGGCCTGCTAAAGCATATTGAAGGGCTCGCCAAAGCAGCGGGTATTAAATATTGGAATATGGCTTATATGGAATCAAGTATGCCTGAAGAGATCAAAGGCATTTACGAGAAATTAGGCTATCAGCAAACAGAAGTTATCTATTCGAGGGTTTTATAATGGCCGCTACCACACTAGCAGTAATCGGGGGGGCCGCGGGTGCGGCGGGCGCTGTATCTGATTATAACTCCAGAGGCGATGCGCTCGACGCTCAGGAAGATCAAAACGCAGCCGAAACTCAATTTATTAAAGAGCAGGCAGCGCAAGCCCGGAAAGACGCTGTTCCTTTATTCGGTGCTGCACAGCAAAACCGAGAACTTGGCGTACAAGGTGCTCTCGATACTCAAGGGTTATCGACTCGCCAGCAGATCGACACCACGGCAAGGGGTAACTTCTTTGCCCAGGAAGCGATGCTTGCAGGCCAGGAGCAGACACAAAACGCTTTGCTTGGGCTTCCTGTCGATATGTCCGGTATTCAGCCTAGAATTTTACATCCTGAACGCAACCTTGAATCGATGTTTAACACTCAGGTTCCTGACTTTGTGAGCGCGGGTATTACAGCACCAGGTACAGAACCCGTTCAATTCACCCCAGGCGGCACGACTAACCAAGCGCTAGCGGCTAAGGCGTACCAGGACGGGTATTTGACGGACCAGCAATTCGGAGCACTCAGCCGGAACTTTGCAGACGATCAAGCGAATGCAGGGGCAACTAACTGGGGTTCGGCTCCCAATGCTGACTTCCTGTTAAACAAGATCGGGGCGAACACCAACCCGCTACTATCCGGCGCGCTTTCTAGCCTGTTCCTTGCGGTACATCCCGGCGAGAAGCCCGGCAATCAAGCCCAATTATTAGGAGGTGTGTAATGCTTAATCTTGGATCACCAGCAGGAAACCCTGGCTACAGTTTTGCAGCGGGTGCCTATAACCCTCAAAGCGGGAAATATGAGGGCGGCGGTGCGACGTGGGTAGGCCAAGGCCAAGCTCCGGCGGGCTCTCAAGACCAGTTCAGGAATTGGGTAGGTAGCCAGAATCAAGGCGCAGCCAATGGTATGAGCTTTGTCGGGCAGGCTCCTAACTACGGTTCTCCAAATGCCGGGCCACAGGGTGGCGCACCCAACCCCATGCAGCCAGGGCAGGCTCTAGGCGGTCAACAGCGGCCAGTGATGGATAACGCTTATTACAACGGGCTCGATCAGGCGGGGCAGGCTAATTTCAATACCAAAATGGGGCAAGACCCCGCGTTTATCGCGGCAATGCAGAACGCGCAATATAACGCGGGCATGAGCCCTAATTCTGGGCAGGCACCAGCACAAGGCGGCTACCCGCAACAAGGTGGAAATGTCCAAGCCGGGGGTCCAGGTGGTTACAACCCAGGTGGTGGGGGCACTCAATGGGGTGCACCGGGGCAGAGTCAAAATATAGCAGGCAGTGTTCAAGGTGGGCAGCTTGCCGGAACCTTTGGGCAGGCGGCTCCAGGAATGGCACCACCGACTGGTTTGATCGGTTCTGAGATGGCACAACAGCAGGGGCTCAGTGGTGCGCTAGGCGGCATACAGGGCGGCCTGAACAACTACAACCAGCAAGCTAATCGCGCATCCAGTCTCCTCGGGGGCTTTGCCACTAACGGGCAGGGCGCGAACGGTGTGATGGCGGCTCAATCTGGTGCATTAGGTGGGCAAGCTCAGCAGGACGCTTACAACAATTTCAACGACTCACCGGGACAGCAATTCCTTAGGGACCGAGGCGAGCAAGCCATTGTGCGTAATGCAGCGGCTACAGGTGGGCTTGGTGGGGGCAACGTCCAGAAGGCTCTAGCAACCTTTGGCCAAGGACTGGCACAGCAGGACTTTAGTAACCAGTTCAACCGATTGGGCCAGGTCTCTAATCAAGGCTTTGCAGCTACACAAGGGCAGTCGAATATCGCACAGAATCAAGGTCAGGCTGGCTTGAACTCTGGCAACTTAGCAGCGAATTACAATTTCAATACAGGCCAGCAGATGGGCGCGGGGCGCACCAGAACAGGCGAGCAAATAGCCGATTCTGTCTCCAATACGACTTCCGGGCTCGCGGACTTGATTAACCAGCAAGGGCAGAACTTGTCAGGCATTGTCGGCGCTGGAGGAAACAACATTTCCAGCTTATTGTCTGACCTTGGACAGCAAACTGGACTGAGCCAAGAGCAGCTGGCAGCGATGCTGGGGAATATCTCGATTGGACAAAGCTCACAAGTGGCCACGCAGCCATCTATGGGGCAATTCGTGCAATCAGGCGGCGCTACAGGTGCAGTAAGCGCAGCAGCGGGCGGTCTCGGCGGCATTCTAACCGCGCTCGGGTAAACATAAAAAGGGGTAATGTATGAATGATATGAGCCAAGCGGGTTTGGTATTGCAGGGCTTGAGCGCTGGTCTACAAGGGCGCGGAGCTGAGTTTGGAGAGAGTTTAGCCAGGCGTGATAGTTACGCGCAACAAGGGCAGGCCGCACAGCAAAAAGAACAGAGATTACAGTCTGAAGCGGATCAGAAGTTGGAGCTTGCGCGACAGAAAACAGTTTTCACTGACTCGGCGGCGGCTTTGAGTATGGGTGAAGATAACCGATGGGACCTAGTAGCAAAATTTGGAATGAATCGGCTGAAAATGACAAAATATTTTCCCGGCGTGGATTTCAAGGCAACGGAGAGAATGGTTAATATGGCCATGATGGCCGCAAGCGGGGACGTAGATGCACAGCAGTCGCTGTTAAGCGAGCTAAGAGATAACGTTCGAATGGGTATAGAAGCGAAAATTCCAGAGATGCTAAAGGATGCCGATGTAAGCGACGCAGGGCAGGTTTTCTTTAATGGCCCCAATGGTCTAGAGGCTCGGGATGTTGCGGGCTTTAGAAGTAAGTCCCCTGATCCAGTAGCGGCGGCTTTGGCGGCAAGAAATACTGACTTGAGGGCGGGCGCTCTTGAATTGGCCAATAAAACTGAGGATAGGCAGGCTAACAAGCTTTCGGCCACTCTTGAAAAGGTGCTTCTCGACTCACAGGACCGT